CTAACCATCCGTGGCCGGGTTGTCTGCGGCGGCGTCGCTAGTCGCGGTATATCGATCTTCCTCACCCGACGCGTCGGCCTCCGCAATCATGTCCTCCCATGGCCAGCGCACCGTGGCGAAGCGGCGGTAGAGCAGAAGTTGGTGGTCGACGACCCGCACACGGCCCTCGGCGTACGACAGAACCAGCCCGCGCCCGTCGGAATCGACTTGCAGCCGTTCGATGTTCCCAAGTGCGGTCGTTAGGTTGCCCCTCTTGATCCGGTCCTCGCGGGCGTGGGCGACGGCGTAGATGTCTTGCTGCGGGATTCCAGCGATCAGCTTCTCGTCCGGCTCGTCGAGAACAGCGGCCATGGCGTGCGCGTAGATGCCGGTGGCGTTGTTCCGTCGGCGAATGCCGTTGGCCACGTTTTGCGCGAACTTTTGGTAGACGGTGTTCAACTCCTCGGCGTAGAACATCGCGGCGGCTTCGACGTGGCCGACGTCGGTTACCTGCTGCGATGTCAGCTTGCGCTCGTAGATCCCGGCGTGGTCCAGAGTGTCGATGGTGATGCGCTGCAAGATCCCGGCGTTGCCATAGCTGATGTCGACCAGCTTCTCGCGCACCTCGTGCGACATGTGGACGTTCAGGGCTGCGCAGCCACGGTCGAGAATCTTCCGAAGATCGGGGTCGGTCCAGATGACCGGCACCTCGCGTACGCGCCCCGTGAGGTCGGGGTTCAAATGGAGCAAGAGGTTGTTGTCACTCCAGACCCCGACCACGACGATATAGAGGCCGAGGTCCCACATCGACTTCATGTCGAAGCTGAACTTTTGACGCTCGGCCTGGTCGAGGTAGTGGAAGTCCTCGATGACCAGCCGTCGACCGGACTCCTTGATCAGCTCGCAGACGAAGTCGAGGTCGTTAATATTTTGGCGGAGCTTTTCGGTCGTGGTCTCGCTCGTCTTGGCGCCACTGAATCCGAGTTTCGCCTTCACCTTGCCGATGAGGTTGATGCCGAGTTCGGTCTCTGCCTCGACCGCGCCCTCCAGCGTGCTCGACTTCGTGGCGCTGGTCTCAAGCTTCACGCCAAGCTGACCGAGCGCTTCGCGGTAGATGTCGGTGACGGTCTTCTCGAGGCGGCATTGGATCTTGATGGGATCGTTCAGGATTCGCTGACGCAACCACGATTTACCGCTCTTTGATGCGCCGCGGATGGCGATGTGGTTGTCGCGTTCCAGGTACGACTCGATCTTGCTGTCGAGGTCGCCGCGGTCGACGTAAGAGTCCTTCAGGATCTCTGTCGACACACCAAACACCTCGGTGGACTTCTTAAACATGAACTCGACGATAGTGAACCCCTCCGACGACACGTCCACGCGACGCGGCCAAAGTGGTCAGTTGCCGTTCTCAATGGCCCGTGATCGGCCCATCAGGGCGTCGCCCGCCGAGGCCAGCGCGTCGTCGTAGACATGGCCGTACACCCGCAACGTGATGGCCGGATCATGGCCCAACCACTTGGCGGTGGCCAAGGGCGTGGTTCCGCCGTCGAGCAACATGGTGGCGGCGGTATGTCGGACGTCGTGAAGCCGGATCACTGGGACGCCCGCCGCCGCGCAGTGAGCGGCGAAAACCTTGGAGTAGGTCTCGGGCCGGATGGGGGAGCCGTCGGCGTTGACCGCCACCAGGTCGGTCTCGGGCCAGCCCGCGCCGAGGGCGAGGTGCTCCTCGGCTTGCCGAGTCTTGAATGCCCGCAGAGCGTTCAACAAGTCACGCGGCATTGGGAGCGTCCGCGCCGAGCGGGCGGACTTCGGCGCGCCAGTCACCGTGCCGCCGCTGACCACCACGCGGCCCTGAGCCACGGTGATCGTCCCGGCGTCGTGGTCAACGTCGGCCCACCGCAAACCCAGCACCTCCGACCGGCGCAACCCGGCCAGGGTCAAGAGCCAGCACGCCGCCAGCCTGTCGTCGGCCACATGGGCGCGGAACGCCGCCGCCTGTTCCGGTGTCCAGGTGGCCATCTCGGCGGTGGTCACCTTGGGCCGCTTGACCAGTCGGGCGACGTTGCGGGCGACGAGCCCCTGGGCCATGGCGTCATCGAGCGCCGAGGACAACACCACCAGCATCGTGACCACCGTGCGCGCGCTGGTACCACCGGCAACCTTGGGACGCTCGGGATCGGTGTCCCGCGCGGCGGCGTACCGTCCGCGCGCGGGCCGGGTCACTTCACCGGAGGCCATCAGGCGCGCCAGGGCTTTCTCTCCGGCGTTGCCGAACTCGGCGTACATCTCGCCGAAGCTGACTCCCTCAGGCCGGTCCCGCAGCCAGGCCAGCACCTCAGCCGACCGGCGACCGCGTTTGTCTCGCTGCGCCACCGACTGGCCTGCCATGCGCAGCGTCACCAGGGCGTCGAGGTCAATAGTCCGCAGGTGTTGCAGCGGGATCACACCGAGGTGGTCGATGACCGGCTTGAGGGAGTAGCGGTACCCAGTCAGCGTGCCCAGCCGGATATCGCGCCGGGCGTCCAGCCACTCGGTCAGGAACTCAGCCACGGTGGTCTTGTCACGCTTCACGAAGGTGCCCGCTGCCACCTCGGTGGAGACGCGTCGGTACTCCTTGCGGGCCTCGGCCAGCGTGGGGTAGGTGAACTGCTGCCGTAGACGGGTGCCATCAGGATTGATACCCAGATCGACGCGGAAGCGGTAGGACACCGCGCCGTTCTTGGCCACGTGCTTGGTGACCGGCTCGGCTCGGCGGGTGCGCTTGGCGGGCTGCGGTTCGCTGGTCATGGCTACTCGGTCTCCTGCGTGTCAGCGGTGGCGGTGCTCCAGTCGCGCCGAAGAAAACCGCGCTTCTTGGCCTGGGCGATCCAGCGGTCCAGAGTGGGGAGAGTCACCCCGAAGTAGTCGGCGGCGTAATCCCTTGGGGCCAGGCCAATCTCCCGTGCCCAACTGATCTGTGCGGCGACCTGGCGGTAGTGCTCATCGCCGAGGTTGCGGCGGCGCTTTCCTGGCTCTAGGTCGGGCCGGGCTGGGCCGGTCGGGTCATACACGTCACCGGCATCTGCGATGCCGTGCTCGGTCAAAGAGACGAACTTGGCGGCGGCCTTGGCTAGTCGGCGCACCGGGACGTTGCGCACAGCGGCGGGGTCAATCTCGCAAGTCCCGGTCTCGGCGCACACCATCCGCAGCTCGGTCAGGCGGGGCGTTCCGGCGCTGCGGTCGATGCGTACCTGATACCGGAAAGGGTGCCCATGCAGTGGGACTTGGATCAGGCCGTCGTCACTGCCGCGCTTACCACTCAGGCGTCGAATGTCATCGGCGAGAACGTCGCCCACGATGGGCGTGAAGGCGGGGTTATCACTCGTCACGAAAAGATGATAACCATAAAGATAGCAAAACGCCTAGACAACTATCACTAATCAAGTCAATGTGAAGACATGCCTGATTTAACCGACACCACAAAGACTTACCCGTCGCTGGAGCGCCTGCGCCAGGGGCCGCCCACCGTGAGCATTGAGACCTCCGCTGAATACCTTGGTGTGTCAAGGGCTTTCGCCTACTCGATGGCCAAGACGGGCCGACTGCCCGTGATCCACCTCAGCGCGAAGCGGAAACGGGTGCCCACCTCGAAGCTGCTCAAGATGCTGGAGGGGGAAACCGCCCAGGCCGCCGGGGGTGCCGCGTGAACCTCTATCGAACGAGTGCCTTCGAGGCGCGGCTGGAGGTGTACACGGTGATGCTGAACAGGTTGGCGCGCACTGTTTTTGGCCCCTGACAACAGCGATGCCGCACCAACTCCGCGCGTTTGGCTTCGGCGCGATGTGAGCCGGTGCGGCATCACCCCAACGACGACCCGCCGCCCAGGTGGGTCAACCCCTCTAGACCGACCAAAACCCAGAAGGAACATTGTGAATACTACCGCCAAGTCCGGCGACGAGGCCCGCCGATGAGCGGCGTCAACGGGGCTGACCCGTTCGCCGCTGTCGCTGACCCGGTGGGCTATTCGCCCGAACGCACGCTGGCTGAGGAGCCGGACCATCCTGACCCCGCCTCGGCGTTCCCGATTGAGATGGTGGTGCACAGCCTTGGCGCTGAACCCGGCGACGAGATCGCGGCGTACCTGACCGAGCCATCGCAATGGGAGCGCCTGCGAACCTGGGGGGCGCAGCAAGGGATCAGCATCGTCGCGCCCAACCCGGTCACCGAACGTGAGGGCACCCGATTCGAGGATCTGGGCGCGTTACCGGCAGGCGTGGCGGTGATGCTGAGCCCCGACCTGGACGGCACCAGCAAGGCCCAGGTTGCAGAGTTCATCGAGAACGCGGTGCTCTACGGCGACATCTCCGACCCTGAGGCCGAGCTGGCGCAGCGGGCCAAGGAGATCGACGCGCGCAAGCGTGAGCGGTCCGCCCAGCAGCAGCGGCTCAAGAAGGTCAGCGTCCCGCCTCACACGCCTTACAGCCTGGCCGAGATCGAGACCCGTTGCGGGCCTGAGGTGGCCGACCGCGCCCGTCGGATGATCGCGCAGCACAACACCGACACCTGGAACATGGGTCCGGCCGCCCGCAAGAAGCGCCGCGAGGAGCGCCCCTATCTGGTCAGCGCCGCCGATCTGGTCGGCCCGCTCGGGGTGGAGCCCGAGACCATCAAGGCGCTCACGGCGGCGACCGCCACCGACATCAGCGCCGCGTGGGCCGAACTGGCCGACGCGCGGACCCTGCACAAGTCGGGCGGCAATGCTGTCCAGAATCCGGTGAGCCGCCGCTGGCGCACCCTCAATGACCTCGACAACTTGCCGGGCGCTGACTGGCTGGTGAACCAGTTCTTGCCGGCCTCTTCACTGGTGCACCTGATCGGCATGTCTCAGTCCCTCAAGAGCTTCATCGCGCTCGATATGGCGCTGGCGTTGGCCAGCGGCACGCCGTTCGCCGGGTCGCCGAGGTTCGGGGTGAGCGAGCCGGTGCCCGTGCTGTACGTGGTCGGTGAGGGCGTGCGTGGCATCGCGAAGCGCGTGCGGGCGTGGTGCAAGCAGCGCGGCATCGACCGCCGTCAAGTGATGGCCAACTTGATCGTGCTGGAAGGCGCGGCGCAGCTCGGCTCCCAGCGCGACATGGATGACGTGACCGCCAAGGTGGTCGAGACCGGCGCGCAGCTGGTGGTGTTCGACACCCAGGCACGCTGCACCGTTGGGCTGGAGGAAAACTCGGCCACCGACCAAGGGCGCGCCGTGGCCCAGCTCGACACGCTCATGCGCCGGACGGGCGCGGCGGTGCTGGTGTTGCACCACACCACCAAGGCTGACCCCCGCAACGCGCGCGGATCGGTGGCGTGGCTGAACGCAGTCGACGTGCAGCTGATCGCGCTGCGAGACAGCCCCAAGGCCATGGAGGTCACCGTCGAGATCGGCAAGATGAAGGACGACGCCGTGAAGGGGCCGTACCAGCTCACGGCGGTCAAGGTCGAGCTACCCGGCGGCGACGATTCTCTGGTGATCGGGCCAGGCCCTGACCCGCACGCTGGCGAGGTCGACCCCGACCTGCCGATGGAGAAGTGGACGGGCAAGGGCAAGGCGTTCGTCAAGCCGATGTACGCGCTCGCCCAGGAGGCGTGCATCCCTGGTGAGGGTCTGACCCAGACGCGGCTGGCGGAGATGGCCAACGAGGTGACCGGCGAGGAGCGGACCCACTCGGGCATCACGCGCAAGGTGCGCCGGGTGTGCAGCAAGCACACCGCCACCGAGGCCGTAAAGCTGTTGGTAGAGCACAAGAAGCTGGTGGTCGCCAAGCGCGATCCCCTCGGCCATGTGTTCTATGAGCCCGTCGACTACCGGCCGTCTGACCCCGCCGCCATCAGCGCGTTGACCGGCCCGGCCCCGGCGGCCTGACAAGTCGACGGGCCGCGCCGTGTCAGCCGCCGCCCACACCGTCTCACCATCCTCGAAACTGGCTCTGAGCTGCGGAAACCCACCCCCCACCCACCTTGAGCGCGCGCCAGGGTGGGTGGGGGTAGCCCCTGATATCGAAAAACCGCTGGTCAGGGCGTTTCCCGCCGACCTCCGTCAGGGTGGGCCTGGGGTGGGTCCGGCCCCATCTCGGTGTGGTGGTGACCCACCCTGACCCAAGTCCCGACCCACCCCGCCTGAGCTGCGAAAACCCACCCAGACCCACCCGAAGACCCACCCTCAGCCCAACCCCACCCAAGTGTCGTCCCCCCCCTATGTAATAGGGGGACTTGGGGGTAGGGGACCCACAGCGAAGATGACCGCGCCGCCTGGCGCTGGGCCATGCAAGGAGCGGCGGCACCATCACTGGCGCGCCCGCTGGCTGGCTCAGCCGGGCAGGTGTGGGAGCGGCGGCACAGTCATTGGAGCCGAATCCTGTTGATTACCCGAGTAACTCGGTATTCTCGTTCTGCACCCTATGAAGACACAATGGGTACATGGCACCAACGATGAACCGGCAGGACTCCCGTGGCCGCGCTGAGGAGGCGTTCCGACTGCGGGCGGCGGGGCGCACCTGGGCCGAGATCAGCCGCACGCTCGGGTACAAGAGTCGGGGCGCGGCGGCCCTGGCCGTGAAACGCATGATGGACCGCAACCCGCCCGCCACCGCCGAGAACGCCCGCGCCACCGCTGACGAGAGCCTGCGCATCACTCAGTCGGTTCTGTTCGGTCGGCTGGCAGCGGCGACTCAGCGCGGCGACGACGAGACCCTCACCAAGGTGGCCAAGGAGATTCGCGCCACCGTGGCCGAGCGGTCCAAGCTGGCCGGGGCCTACGCGCCCGAGCGCCAGCAGGTGGACGTGAACGTGACCACCGACGCCACGGCCATCATCGACCGCATGGAATCCGAGCTGCTGGCCCTGGTGGCTCAGCGGCCTGCCCAGACCGCCCTGGGCGGCAACATCATCGACGCCGAGATCGAGGAGATCCGATGACCATCACCACCCCCGAAGACGCAATCAAGGCGGCGTCGTCCATCGCCCGTGACGTGGCCGACGGCAGGCTGACGCCCGCCGACATGGAGGCCCAACTCCAGACCGAGCTGCGCGCCCTGGTCGGTACCGTTGTTGGCGAAGGCGATCCGCTGTTCGACCTCCAGGTTGAGATCGCGCGCGGCGTGCTGGCCGTCGGCGGCATCCCTGTCGATGAGCTGGCCGAGTGGCTGGCGGTGGCCCGCCACCGGGCCGGCGAGCCCGTCAGCGTGCCCGAGCCCGACGATGCCCCGCCCGAGCCGGTTTCGTTGCCCACCGTGGCGCTCAGCCCCGAGTCTGTTGACGTTGAGGCCATCACCGAGACCCCCGCCGACGCTGAGCCCGCCCCGGTGGTCACGCCGCCGCGCCAGGCCGACGGGTATGACCCGCTGGCCGGGTGGCAGCCCGGCGGCGCGCGCCGACGCTGAGCAGACCGTCTCGAAACTTTAGCTTTGAGACACCTCCGCGCTACGCTGCTGGCACTGCCATCAACGGTGGTGGCGCGTCTCGAAAGTTGTCTCGTATTGAAATGATGTCGCACCGCTTTTTGAGATAGGCTCAGGCCATGACAACCGCCACAGCTGAGGCCACCGGCACCCTCCTCGGCTATGCCCGCGTGTCCACCGGCCACCAGTCCCTGGACGCCCAGGCTGACGCGCTCACAGCCGCCGGGGTGGAGCCGGCCAGGGTCTACTCGGACAAGCTCACCGGCACTTCCACCAAGGAGCAGCGGCCCGGCCTGGCCGCTGTTCTCGACTACGCCCGCGAGGGCGACACCATCATGGTGGTCGGCATAGATCGCCTGGGCCGCAACGCCGCCGAGGTGATGCTGACCATTCGCGACCTCGGCAAGCGCGGCATCGCGCTGCGGTCGCTGCGGGAGGGCATCGACACCACCAACGCCACCGGGCGCATGATCGCCGGGGTGCTGGCGTCACTGGCTGAGCTGGAGCTGGAGCTGGGCCGTGAGCGCCGGGCCGCCGCCAAGGCGTCACGCAAGGCCCGCGACCTTCCGATCGGTCGGCCCCGTTCACTGACCGCTGATCAGATCGCCTTGGCCGAGCGGATGCGCGCCAGCGGTGAGCCGGTGCCGGTGATCGCCGAAACCCTCGGCGTGAGCCGTGCGACGCTGTACCGGACCCTGGCCGAGAAGGAGACCGCACGATGACCCGCCAGAACTGGACCGAGGCCGACACTATCGCCGCTGATGACCTGTACCGGCGGCTCGGTGAGAAGCGGCTGGGTGCCACGCACCCCGAGGTTGTCGCGTTGGCCGAGCGGTTGGGCCGCGAACCGTCGGCGGTCGCGGCTCAGATCAACAACCTGCACAAGGCCCACAGGAACACTCACTGGCGTGCTAGCGAGATGGCCCGCAAGGCGGCCGAGCGATGATCCCGGCGACGCGCGCCTAACCCCCGCTACTCGCAATCGACGCCGCAATGAGCGTGGCCGCGATCAACGCCACAGTCGCCACGGCGAGCACCACGGTCGCCCACGCTGTCATGCGCGCTGCCCTGGCAGCTTCGCGCGCAAGGTCGACGTTCGCCTTCGTCAGTTCCGCCGCGTCGAGACTGGCGAGCTCATTTTGAAGGGATGCGGCCTTTCTGTGAGCATTCTCCAATGCCCACAGCTTCATCTCGCGATGCACGCGAAATCGCTCCACATCGGCCGAGGTGTGGGCGAGGGGCGTCCGAAGCACCTCGATGAGTTCACTGTCGGCCGACGCTAATTCCGCCGAAGTAATGAATTCATCGAGGACGGCAACCTCGAGAGACCTCTTGATCTGGTCGCGTGATGTGCGGTCGAAATGCGTCTGATTGACCGCCTCCCCGAACAGCTTGGCGCGTGTCTCACGAGCCGCCTTTACGACCTCGTCCGCAACCCGGCCGTCTTCCCACCAGTTCTCCATGGCGTGCAGTCAATCACTTTGCTCGCGCATGGCTGCGCGGCTCGCTTATCCTTCGGCTCGACATTTGGCAAGCGTGGAGGGCGTTCGCTGCCCGAGCACACCGCCTTCGACATGAACGCTCTCGTCGGCTCGGTGCTGGTTGAGCCGACCGCCCCGGCCGGTGAGGTGGTCGACGCCGCCGAGGCGGAAGCCGAGGCTGTCCTTGATGACGGTGTCGACGACGACGAATCAGACTACTGACCTCGGCCAGGGCTGGCGACCACGTCAGAACGGTCTCGACTGACACACCCGACACGCCCGGCGAACCCCGGTCACTGACGCTGGCCGGGATTCGCTGCGTCGCAGCTGGCCACTGGCGTTTGTTAGCCCTCCATTTCGGTATATAAAGATTATATCCAATTGCGCTGCAACATATTTCATCGTCGCAGCGACGCACCGCCGCGTCTACGGTGGTGTTCATGACAGGCGTTCTCACCACCGACCCGGCAGCGCGTTCGGCGGCCAGTTGGTCGGCCACGCTGGCGTCCCTCAAAAGTCGCGGCGTACCCGATGATGACCCCCGCGTCATCGCCGCGCGAGAGGGCTTGGCCTACCACCGGGTACACCGGGCGGTGACCGCCGAGTCTGGCCACCTGAGCGCCGTTGGTGTCGATCGGCTTGTCGCCCAGCTCCGACAGGGGTTCTCGGCATGACCATTCGAGCCAAGAACCGCACCTACGCCGCGCTGGCCCGCCGAGCTGGTGTGCCCGAACCGACGTATAACCAGACCGAGCAGCGCGACCGGCGGCGTCAGGGCTTCACCGGGCTCCTAGGCGGCGGCTGGTCACTCAGCGCGGAGGTCGCCGCGATCTGCTCGCCTCTGGCCAATCGTTGCGCCGAGCGGGGCGCACCACGCGCGTTCGTGCGATACGTCGAAGACGTTGCCGACGCGGTAGCCGAACTCATCTTCGTGGCTACCGGCCTGCTCGCTGAGGCCGATGCGCAGCGCCGGACACGGCATCTTCCGCTCCAGGAGCGGGAGCGCGCCCGCATCGCAATTCGTGCACTCACTCCGCGTCCGCAGCTCCCCGAGATCGCCAGTGACGATGTCGGTTCTGGCACTTGGGCTACCGCGCTGGCGACCCTGGCTGAGCCCTACAGCGCCGATCTGGCCCGACTGCTGGGCAACGCCGCGTCCAGCGCCGTGTCGGACCGCCTTCTGCGCGCCCTGGCTGAGGTTGACCACGCCGCCCGCGCGCTGGAACGCCGACTCGACCGCGACGACCGGCCCCGGTCGACCCGGTCATCCCAGACCCCCATCAGCGAGGCCGACCGCGCCCGCGCCGAACTCGAATCGCTAGGAGTGTCCCTGTGACCGCCCCGACTTCCCTCCCCGACTTCCTGGTCACCGAACACTCCGCACCGCTGGCGGTGCCGTTCACGCCGCCGCCGGTCAATCCCGCGCCCGGCGGCCTGAACGCGGCGGTCCAGTGGCTGCCAGAGTCCGGCCCCACGCGCTGGCTCGGCAGCGGCGTGCAGGTTCGTCCAGCGGGCAATTATGGCGGCGCTCAGTCCTCCGGGGTGTGGAACGCGCCATGGTGCGCCAGCCTCGATGACCTCACCCCTGAGGACCGCAAGGTCGGGCTCCGGCCCGAGGTGGCCGAGCCGTTCGAGGCCATGACCGTCTGGGCCGCCGACGAGTGCGATCTCACCGAGCCCAGCCGCGCCGAGGTCGAGGCCCGCGCCGCTCAGGTGTTCCGGCTTGAAGAACACGCCGCGCTGGAACGCCATTTCGCCGCCCGGCTGCTGACTGACGCCGGTGACCCCGCCGAGGCCGACAACATCATCGACGCGGTGAGCCAACTGGAGAACATGCTGGCGCGCACCGGCACCGTGGGGTTCATCCACGCCTCTACGGGGTGGGCAGCCCTGGCGGCTCAGGCCAACCTGCTGATCCGCACCGGCACCGGGTACACCACGCCGCTGGGTCATCGGTGGGTGCTCGGCGGTGGCTACATCGACGGTCTGACCTCCACGCTAGTAGCCACCAGCCAGCCCTACGGGTGGCGCAGTGAACTCCAGCTCCGCACCGCGATTGACGAGCGCGCCAACAGCTTCATCGCCATCGCCGAAAGGTCAGTCGTCGTCGGCTACGAACGCTTCATCGGCGCGGTGGAGATCGGCTGATGGGCACCTGTCAGAGCTGCGGCGGCCCGTGCCTCACCTACAAGGGCTCGGTCTGGCAGTGGACGTGCCAGACGTGCGTCCGCCTGGCGATGGACGCCCGCGCGGCCCGCGCCGACGCCAAGGACCAGCAGAACCGCGAGCGCCTGGTACACAGCCTCAAGACTCACTCCTCTGGTCGAACAACGCCGAAGGGCGGTGGCTCCGATAGCTATGTGCCGCACCGCCCTTCGGCGTTCGCTCCGAACCCGTGATGACCGCTGATAACCGGCCCCGAGAGGACCAATCATGACCGACCTGTTTCCTGCCGAGCTGGTGGCCACCGTGGCCAGCGCAGCCGTGAAAGCCACCCTGGCGGCGTCGGGTGGCGGCCTCAAGACGCCGAAGACGCCCACCCCGTCCCGGCCCGTCAGGCCGAGCTTGGCACCGGCGCGACCGGTCAGGCCTACCCATCAGACGCGGGCCACCGCCGAGGGTGCCCGCCGGGACCGCCTGGCCGTTGCGGTACACGAAGCTGGGCACGCCGTGGGGGGCGTTGTCCTCGGCGCTGAGCTGCGGTCGGCGGTGCTCCCGCCCGAGGGCGTGGAGCTGCGGGGCGGGCTCAAGGGCCAGACGTTCTTCAATGACCAGGCCGCCCACCACGATCCCCAGGTCGCCTACGCCGGGCCATGGGCCGAAGCGAAGTTCCACGCTGGTGGTCGCCGCCCGACTCAGCGGCAGTTCTACGCCGTCATGGACAGTCACGGCTGCCACGACCGGCGCGTGCTCACCGCCGCCGGAGGCACCCACGAGGGCTCGGGTGTGGTGCCGATTCTGCACCGCTGCTGGCCCGCTGTGCTCACCGTGGCCCGCACGCTCCACCACGTCGGCGAGATCCACCAGGAGGACGTACTGAGCGCCCTCGGCGTCACCGACGGCGGCGGGCCGTTCAGCGTCCAGCTCGCCAGCCTCCGCAGTGGCGGGCATTCCGTCCCGCCGTTCAACCCGAAGACGCGCCAGCCCGCCTGATTGTTCGGCCACCACAACCACCCACCAAAGGCACGGACACCTCACCCCAACGACCGAGGAGCCCAACGACCGTGACCGCCCCGACCATCACCCCCGAAGCCGCCCAGTTCCATGACCTCTGGTGCGGCGATTATTGCCCCACCTGCAACCCCGCCGGGGAGCACGCCGACCGTTGCGCCCGCCAGTGCTCCCTCACCGAGCCCGACGCCGTCACCTGGGGCGGCGGTGTCCGATTGCTCTGCGAGTACGTGTGTGACCGCTGTGGCCATCAGTGGCGGCGGGCCGACCTGTGGACCCCTGAGAACCTGGGCTTCGTGCCCCAGAGGAGCGCCGCGTGACCACTGTGAAGACACTGACCACCGCGCGTGCCTTCGGCGCTGCCCGAGGGCGTCGGCGTCCAGAATCGCCGGCCGAAATGGCCCGCCGGTTGATTCCCGGCTATGTGGTCACCCCCGCCATTCAGATGCTCTCTGATGAGCTGGTGCGCGCCGTCGAGACGCCCGACTCCAGGCTGATCGTGACGATGCCGCCCAGGACCGGAAAGAGCGTGCTGACCTCACAGGTGTTCCCGGTGTGGCAACTGTCCCGCGACCCCGACGCCGAGATCATCGTGAAGTCTTACGGTGATCAGCTCGCCGAGGAGCACAGCGCCGCAGCCCGCCGACTGATCGCGGAGAACCCCGAGGTGGTCGGCATCGAGCTGGCACAGGACAAGCAGGCAGTGGGTCGCTGGCGAGTGGCTGGCCACCGGGGCGGCATGCTGGCGGGCGGAATCCTGTCCAGCACTACGGGCTTCGGTGCAACCGTGCTCGTAGTCGATGACCCGATCCGAGGCGCAGCGGACGCTGACTCAGACGCCTACCGGCGGCGTCTCGCATCAGCCATGAACGCGGACCTCCTGACCCGGCTCATGCCCAACGGATCGGCCACCGTGGTCACTACCCGCTGGCACGCCGAGGACATCGCGGGCAGGCTGCTTAACGCGCCCGGTAGCCGCTGGCGGTGCGTCAACATCCCCGCCATCAGCACCGCCGGGGTGCCCGACGCCCTTATGCGCGAACGAACCGGCGTGGCCATGACCAGCGCGGTGGGCCGCACCGCCGCTCAGTTCCGCGAGATCGAAGCCGAGGTCGGTTCCCGCGCCTGGGCGGCAATGTATCTCGGCGCGCCCAGCACTCCCACCGGCGGCCTGATCAAGACGGCGTGGCTGGAGGATTGGCGGTTGCCGGCAGCGCCGCCGGGTGCCGTCAAGATCGTGGTTGGGGTGGACCCTGCTGACTCCGGGCAGGGCGACGAAACCGGCATTGTTGCAGCCAGCCTGGGCGCCGACGGCGTCATCGCGTTCATTGCGGATGTCAGCGGCCACATGACCAGCGACCAGTGGAGCCGCCGCGCAGTCGAGCTCGCCCGAGATGTCGGGGCCAGCGAGATCGCCATAGAAGCGTTCAGCGCCCGTACCACCTACACCAGGTTGGTCACTGAGGCGTTGCCGAAGTACACCCTCAATAGCCCAGTGCGCGTGACGGGTTGGCCCCCGAAGGGAACCGACAGGGGCAAGGGTGACGCCGTGGCGCGGGCCACCGGCCTGCTGGCCGCGCTCGAAACCGGCCGGGCCAGGGTGGCCGGGTACCTTCCCGAGTTCGAGGCCCAGGCGGTGACCTGGGAGGCCGGTCAGCACCAGCCCGACCGCGTGGCGGCAGCAGTGGTGGCCTACGACGTGCTGGCGCACTCCATCGGCCAAGGGATGACCATCGTCAGCCCGCTCGACACCGCCCGCCGAGCACGCGACGCGGGCCATCGCCCACCGGCGTGGATGACCCGCAGGGTAGGTGGCCGGTGAGCTACCGGGCCGCCCCGACCGTCTGCGCCAGCGCCCCCTCTGGCGGTCGGCTGGCTCAGCGGGGCAGGGCCATGCTCAGGACCGAGATGACCACGACGGGCGAAACCACCGGCTGCCCCTGCGGTGGGTGCTCGCCACCTCCTCCGCTCACGGACCTGGAGGTCCAGGCCGCGCTACACCACGTCTCGAATCAGCACGCGGTGGCGTTCGCCCAGGGGCAGGTCACGCTGGTGAGCTACTACGGGTGCCCCGAATGTGGGAGTTGGGTGCCGACGTTCACTGAGGCGTAGCGCCGCGGGAATGTCGGAGGCCGGTCGTACAGTTCGGCCTATGGCCCCGCAACCCACTCCGCAAACCATCATCGAGGGCTTCATTCTGCGCACCCGCCGCGTGATGGCACACTCGCTGATCCGCGAGCAGGCGGCGTTGATGACGAAGCTCAATTCCGGCGAGATCACCATCATGGTCACGGTCAACACCAAGACCGGTGAGGAGAGTCATCGGCGCAAAGCCGAGTACCCACCCGAGGAGGCGCTGGAGTCGCTCGCGAGCCGTGTGCGTCCGATGATCCTGAGTGGTGAACCGATCTACTACGAGAACGCCCTGAACGCGCTGGAGCAGTTGGTCGGTGCCGACGCTCTGAACGACGAGATCGACTTGGACTGGTGGAAGGGCTACTGGCGTCACGCCATTGACGGAAACCTGGGCGCGCAGGCGTACTGGGTCGCCACGCCCAGCGGAACGGTCACCGACCGGAAACTGATGTACGCCTGGCTCTACGGCGATGTGATCCACGCGAAGTCACCCCGGTCCGCGGTAATCCGCGACCTCGATATTGACCAGAGGTACTACGCCGCCGCCCCGGGCATCGCTCGCATCTGCGACCGGGTGATCTACACGAGCATCATGCTCAAGGGGCTGGTCGACAGGGGCCTGTTGACCGTGGCTCAAGACGTGCTGGATGAACCTGTGGTGGTCACCAAGACCACCGTTGACGAAGAGGTGATGGTCCGCGTCTCGGACGTTGGGGTGCCCATCCCTAGCGACCTCACCACCGTCGGTCCCGATGCCCTCGACCCCGAGGTCTGGCGGACACCTCACCAGGACATCGCCGCTCTCAGGGCTGATAACGCCGATCCGCCGACGGCCTAA